CCTGTCCTGTGATCGACGCCTCGTAGCACTTGATAATTTTGTAGTCACCATCTGCCAGCTCCTCCCGCAGTGCTGCGATGTCAAGCTCGGCCTGCAGCTTTTTGCCTTCTTCCTCGTCCCGCTCTACATCAACAATATTGTCTCCGTCAAAGATAAGTTTTGGTGTCCCATTGCCCATTACGATGCCTTTATATTTATCTGCCAGCGGGGAGTAGTCCGGCAGGACCCAGCGCGCACTGCTGTCATACAGCGTGTCCGGATAGGCCGAGTCTGATTGATAAGTCCCATTTTCATAAATGACCATGTATTCAACCTCCTTATTATGGCAGCCACAGCAACCCGTATTCGATCGTGTAAGGGGTTTCCGATGATTGTCCAACTGTAAGTGTTATGGTACCAACTGTGGACACTTCGTAATGCGCAGCACCGGTATATTGGCTGCTTGTACCAATGTACCCCAACGTTGTTTTACTGATGGCTGTGCCGAGGCTGAAGTTTATCAACCTGCAGAGTGGCAATGTCGGTTGCCCAGATCCGGTAAATGCTGATGATCCGATGGTCAGTAACGCTTTGTTGCACATTTTGTAGTATGACTCCGCAACGCCGGGATTATTAAATATTAACGTTGTTGCCGTGTTCGCCTTTATCGTTCCGGTTACGGCTTTTATCTGATTTGCGCGTACATTTGCGCCAAGTGGCGTTGCCTTAACCCACCCGGAGTTCGCTTCGCATTGCGTTCCTGGGTACGTAACAGTTATTCCGCTGCGCATATACCCAGATAAGTCTAATTTAGTACTAGTTATGCTATCATTAGCCTCAGCTTTGTTAATATACACCTCAACATAGTAAGCTGCATCGTCCGTACTGTAATATGGATAGATAAACACATCTTTGAGCGTCCCGACTGTATATGCATATTCCAACGCGTATCCTGATGCTGCCGAAGCATTGGTCAGTCTAAAGACAATTTCGCCAAATGCTCCCTTCCTTTGAAATACATGTATCCTTATATCACCATTTTTCCATGCAGATGTAACTTTAAACATTGCAATAAACACATACCCTGTTGTTCCGTTTGTTCCAATCAGGTTCTTTGCAACATAATAGTCAAGTGAAATTTCGTTGTTTCCTTTAAGGTTGGCATATCCATAGATGTAACTTTCTGCGGTTGAGATACGGAGGATATCATCTGTATTGCCCGCAGATCCTATCAACATTTCGTTTTTTGTACATGTCAACAGCGTATCTCCATCGCTATCTTTTAACTGCACAACTCCCTGAAAAGAAAGTATCGCCGGGTTTACGCGAAATATACCCGTGCTGTTTTTGTACAATTCCACGCCATATGGCATCATTTTCAATTTGTATGATCCGCTGCTGAGTGAAATCAGGTCTGACGTTTCGGAGGAGGTTTCAATGTTTATTGATCCACCGGTAATATTCAGATTCGTCGCTGTAATATTTTGCGAAAATAGATCATCAATATCAATCTTTTCCGCTGTTATTGCTTTTGCTGCGATAGAATACGCCGTTACCGTACCCGCATACAAATTTCCGCCATCGATATATGTTGCGTTATTGTCATAGGCCCAAGCCGCGGTCTCGCTTGCGATTTGAGCCATTGACTTAAAGGATCCGTTTTTATAGCGGTAAATCGGATGTTCCGCCGAAAGATAAATGCCAGTGGTGCTGTATGCGGTGCCAAGAACTATATAGTAATATCCGTCATCTGATGTGGGCTCAGTCTGTGTCAATGGCATAGTGGATACTGGTGTAAATTTTGATCCCGCCAGAGTACCTTTGATATATACTGTCTTGTGCGCCGTGAGAGTGACATTTTGTGTTGTAGTCACAGTAAACGGAAACACCGTATAGTTATTTGTGCCAGTGCTTCCTGATGATATTGCGGATCCGGCATAAAGGATGGGGTAGGTGATGTTAAAGGCTTCGCCTGTCTTAAGGTGGTGATATCCGTTGGCGTCCCCAACAATGATATTCCATGCAACAATATCCGAAACAGCTTTGACTGCAGCATTATATCTGACGCGATCATAAGTGTTGCCGGAATCATAGTTTGCATCTGCCCACCATCCGGTGTATTTGGTTGTGTCTGTTCCGATTGTCACATTTTTGCGATATGTAAATCGGATCATGCTCCCAGCGGGGTAATGCGTTCCCAGCCTTGTTGTGCCGCCATAGTAGCAATTTACAGCTCCGGTTTTTGTGCCATCCGAAAGAGTAAGATTAAGCGTCACATTGCTGGCTCCTGCATACGGCAGCCAATATAAAATTTTCTGCCCATCCTTCAGTTCTTTAAAAGAGGCTACTCCCGTCCATGCTGCTGTTGCAGCCGTCTGCGTTCCGCTGATAAGAGGCTCTCCTGTCTCCACTGCCTCCTCCACGCTGCTCACACGGCTCTGCGCGTCAGCAGCCTTGTTATATGCCTGCTTTGCCGCCTCATAGGCGCTCGATACCTGCACATCAGAGTATATAAGATCACCATTACTATAAGCGGTCTGGTCCACATAATAAAGCGTGTTCGTAGAACTCTCTGTATAGCTTGGTTCTGTTACAGACCAAGCCCCTCCGGGCTCGGCGTTATCCGTTGGCTTAGCAGGCTTTGCAGACGTGGAAGATTGAAGCAGATACCACCGCACAACCTTTTCAATGTCGCGAATATGAAATATTGTTATTTGGGCTTTTGCTTTTACTGCCATAATACCGCCTCCATGCTACTATTCAAGTTGGCACGTGTACTGCTGAGCATTAAGGACGTCGCTTGCTGTTATGGTGAGGGTCTTTGCCGTAGCGATCGCTGTGAGAGATGAATCGCTTCCGGGGTCACCCTTGTACCACTTAATTGTTCCGGTTGTCGCCCCTGTTACAGCGCCTGCATCAGAGATTGTCGCCTCTGTTGCTCCAGAGTACACATGTGCAGTCAATGTTATGGTGCCGGAGTTATTTTTAAAGACAGTGCCTCCGTTGGAAGTAATCTCCACGCGCAGAGCTGCTGCACCTGCCGCACCATTTGTTCCATTTTTCGAAACAGAATAGCTTACTGCAGTTTTTCCGTCGGAGTATGTTACTGTTGTCTTTGTCCACATATACTTTCCGGCTGAAGCTGTCGGAGGAGTAGTTGACCAAGCACTTGTGGGCACATCCGTTCCACTGGATGACTGCTGATATTCCGTCACAGTATTAGATACAGTCGGCGATGTGCCATTTGTTCCATTTGTGCCCTGGTAAGACACTGCATAGCTTACAGTGGATCCATTTGAACCATTATACGTCACCGTGGTTCTCGTCCATAAATATTTGCCATTATCTACTGTTGGAATTGTGGTTGACCATGTCCCTGTAGGCACAGTTGTCCCGCTGGTTCCCACTTGATATTCGACTACTTGACTTGCAATCGACACGCTGCTTCCCGCAGCGCCTGTCGCGCCGGTTTTTGCGACGGAAAAGCTAAATTTTTTGTTGATGGTTATGCCATCAGCAGTAATCGGGATCGTGGCCTCACACGCTGCACTGATTGTTGCAGTAGTCTTAAATGTGATTGTGGGGTTTGCGGTCCCGTTGTTTGAGATCGTAGAGCTAATTCCGGTCGGACATGCGATTGTCCCGATTGTAACAGCACTACATGCCTGCGATCCGCAGAACATAAATGCCTGCGTTGTACAAGATGCTCCGGATGCAACCCCGCCGGTACCTCCAACAAATGTAAAGGCCTCACTGGTAAGTCCTGCGGAGTATCCATCTGTGATATCAATGATTGTTAATTGATCGGTCGCTTTTACTGCCATTTTAAAAGTTCCTCCTTATACTTATACAATTAATTCACACATTACTGTAAGTTGCACATCTACATCATCAGGTGATAATGTAAACAAAAATCCGCCAGCACTAAGCCGGCTGTCATCTGCCGATATGATCCCATATCGGTCATCATCCATTCTCCTCCAACTCCACTGCAGATGCGCAGACGCTCCATATGCGTCATGCAAAGCATCGATGTCCAATATTCGCTTGGAGCCGTAATAGATTACCGGAGATAAATCTGTTGACACATCGTTATTTTTAAACGCGGTGCCTCTGGACGATTCCAACCTTAAAAGAGTGGCATCTTGGCCGGATGAGCCGCTGATATTTACCGGATCCGACGTTTCGGTACTTCCATCGGCGTATGTAGTGACTGTCTTTTGCCACATATACTTTCCGGATTCCCACTCGGGGGCCGCCTGGCTCCAGCCATCTTCCGGCGGGGCATTTGCGCTGCTGGAGAGTGCGTAAAGCACCTCCACGCTTGCCACTGCATCGTTGACCTTATCCTGCAGAGTAGAGTCCAGCTTTCCGATGGTGATCGTGTTTGCACGGATCCAGTCCGCATCAATGCCAATCACAGTGAGCACTTTTGCAAGGATGTTTCCATCGGCCGTCCATCCGGATGCGTACGTCTGGCCACCATCTGTGCTGTACCCAAATCCATCAACAGTCCGCTTATAAATGATTTGCGAATCTGCCAGTTCTGGCTTGTCATGCACATATTTAACCTGGCTGCCATCTTCAAGGGTTTCTGTTGTTTCATAAAATCCCATGGCATTTGTCAGGATTGTGTTGAGCTGAGTAGCCTCCAGATCATAGGCATTGATTGCCTCATTTGCAACCTGCTTAGAGATCGATGTGATAATGGTCTTGCTCACAGCGCCGTACCGGTCCGAGCTTTGATCGCTCTCCGTCTTTGCCCCGCAGGTCACTGTCATACCGCCGTTTAGCGTCCATTTGACGCTTGTCGCATAGGTGGTGTAGGTTTTTCCACCAGTGATCACCTCCACCCTGTCTCCGGGCTGCAGTGCGGGGTCAAGGGTGGTCTTGATGGTCAATGGCCTAAATGGTGCTGAGAGGTTTTTCAATGCCGTACTGGCGGCTGCCTCGGCGCTATCTGCGCTGCTGATCAACGGATTGTCCGTGATGGCCAATGCATACTCCTCTGTGCCACTCTGATACACCTCGTCACCATAATTAACCTGTATGCCTGTGATGGTAATATCAGTCTCTTCTATGCTTCTGGAACTAATCCTGATGATGCTCTTTACCACTGTGCTGTCATAGTGCTTTATGTAGATTTTCCCGTTTGGGTCCTCGCAAACCACACCGCCTGACAGCATGGCCGCATATCCGGCAACCTCTCTGCATGTCACTCCATCCGGCTTTTCTTCCACTGCCAACTTCCCGCATTCAATGGATGTTTCTGCGGGCAGTACGCCGCATGTGGTACACGCATCATAGTATGCCTGGTAAACAGTAGACGGGAAAGCACTGCTGATCGAAAAATCCTTGTCCATCAAAGCAAGAGCGCCAAGACACTTAATGACCTTTGTTACTCCGCCATTGACCGCCTTGTCCACATAGTAGGTTCCAATCCGCAGCATTTCCGTATGGTCTGATAATACGAGCCCTACATACACTGCCACCGACGCGTCTTTCCATATGTAGGCATCAAATTCTCCATCCTTGTTGTTTAAGCTGATGTCCATCTTTGTGATGATGGCGGAGCCGATATCAAAACTCCCCGTGGAGCTGGTAGCACCGTCATAGCTGAGACCTGGGCTCATAAGTTTCCGCTTGTCATCAACCGTCAGAGATGTGCCGTCTGTGAAAGTAAACACAAGCTTAAAGGTAAATTCCCGATTATTACTGTCGATGACATTTTTATATTCACTCGATGTATTGATCATTGCTGTACCACCTTTACAGAGGCGCTTTTATGCCAAATCTCGCCGCCAAACTTACCAGCAACCACATGGGACAGGGTGCCACGATAGGAGGTGATGCTGACGCCGCAGAAGCTGATCGGGAAGAATCCGGCAATCATGTATGTCTTGATCTTCTCAAAGTCCGAATCCGTCATGAAGCCCCATGTAATAGAGAGCGTTTTCTTTTCCGCCACCACATCGGCGACCATGGTGCCGTCAAGGGTTCTCCCGCTGTCCTCTGACCAGATGATCTCATCATCTATGCTTACCTCTGTCGGGGAGGGCATGAGCACCCCACCCGCATATAAGTCTAATGTCTTGCTCATGCGTCCTCCTTATGCAAAGTCTACTTCCGTAGTGGTATAACGTCTTTTCAGGCTCATTGCACCTTTGGCATTTGCCCTGGCAAGCTCCTCGCCATCAACCATCAGGACAATGTCTGCTCCGTCCTGTATAATGCTGATCAGCTGCTCCAGCAGAGCGATAATCCGGTTCAGCTGTGATCCGTCACCGCCTGCCATGCTTGCGGCCTTATAGGCCATCTCCAGCAGCTTATCCTCCGGAGACACAACCTCACCTTGATGCCGGTTATCACCAATCATAGCCAGCTGTGGCGTATTCGCCTTGACGTATCCGCCATTTGCCAACATAGGGATTTGAGGCACACTGATTGTCGGCAGGCCGGAAAAAGGCTTAGCACCCATGATGCTGATATCCCTGATGCTGTCCAGCGCGTCCTTGATGCCTCCAAAGGGCACCGCGATAACATTGTTGATACCTCCGATCAGGCCGTTGATGACACTTTTAAGTTCTCCTAAGATGCCCTCTTTGATTCCTTCAAAAACTTTTCCGCCGGATGAAAACACATCCTTAACCTTCTGCCATGCGTCGGAAAATTTATTTTTAAACCAATTTGGTATGTTCGCAAAAACATTTTTTATACTGCTCCAAACGCTTTTGAAAAAGTTCCCAACGGACGAAAACGCATTCTTTACGCCACTTGCCGCTGATGTGAATTTCTGCGTAAACCAGCTGCCTATATTGGAAAACGTGTTCTTAATGTTGGTTCCAATATTGCCAAAAAAGCTTCCGATTGCCGAAAACGCATTTCTTACGCCATTTGCTGCAGATGTGAATTTTTCCTTAAACCAATGAGGAATACCAGAAAACACATCCTTGATGGAAATCCACACGCCTTTAAAGAAGTCTTTCAGACTTGCGAATACAGCCTTGACCTTATCCCAGGCACCTTCCCAGTTGCCGGTGAACACATCCACCACAAAGTCCAAAAGACCGCCCAGGATGTCAGAAACAACACCGATTCCGGCGCACGCCTTGTCTACCACCAAATTGACGACATTGACGATATCCGGGCCCCACTCATCGCAGATCATGCCTATGCAGACCATGAGCCAGTTCCAGGCATTGGCAACCGCGGTGGAAATCTGCAAAAATGCGGCACACAGTTTTGCCCATAGAGGCTGCAAATGCTGTTCCCAGAGCTGTGACAGCCTTTCAATCAGGTTGTCCCAGATGGGCTTTAAGACTTCATCCCAAAGCTTCTGCAGGGCCGCGGATGTCTCGTCAAGGCAGTTCTGGATTGCTTCAACAAGCGGACCACCATATTCGTCCCATACCTGGAAGATGGTGTCAAGGGCGCTTGTGATGATGCTGACAATTAGTTCCATCGCGGGTTTCACGGCTTCGGTCCATACCTTGTTAAAGGCCCCCTTAAGGAGCACAAAAACCTGTTCCGCAAAATTTATCAGCCCCGTCTGCGCCTCCGTGAGCTTTGGTAGCCATTCCGTCACAAATTTCTCAGCCAGCGGAAACGCGACCACATTCCAGATATCTGAAAAGATGGTGTTGAGTGAATCCAACAGCCCCGCCGCGACTGTAGAGACGAAGGACATTGCTGCCTCAATGCAGTTACAAAACGGTCCCTGAAAATACGCTAAGAGAGGAGCGCCCAGGCTTTGAATATCGCTAAAAACATTTTCAAAAGTCTTTTTCAGGTTTTCAACCGGTGTCTTTAGTTTATCAATAGACTGCTGCACAGGCGTGGCAAACCGGTTTTTGATCCATGTTCCCGCATCTTGCGCCGTTTTCTTAATGCTGTTCAGAGCCTGCTCAAACTTAGATACCTGCGTTGTACTGTCAGATAAATCCACCGCCTGAGTTGTGCCGGAGCTGGATGCTGTACCCGTCCCGGATGCCGTTGCCGTGGCGCTGCTGCTGTCAGAGGAGCTGCTAACCTTGGTCATGACATCAAACCCGGCCAGATACCTGGATGCCTTTTTCAGACTCTCTCCCATAGCGTCTGTAGATTCCGCTGCAGCATCCATATCAGACGCTACAGCGGCCGTTCCTGAGCCTGTATCGGAGTACCCGAAGATTTCCTCAGTCAGCTTATTAAAAGCCTCAGCAACGGTCTGTATCTTTGCCAACAGCTTGTTGAGCATCTGCAGTGCCGGTGTCAGCGCGTTGATCAGTCCCTGCCCGATGGTGGCTTTAAAGCTCTCAAACTGCAAATTCAGGACACGCATCTGGTTCGCCCAGCCACCGGATGTTCTAGAAAAATCCCCGGATGCCGCAGCCAAACGATCCTGCACAAATGCATACCGCAGGGATACCTTTTCGGCCTCTGTCATCTCTGACGTGGCCTTACCAAAGCCATTTGCCAATGCGAAGCTGTCAAGAGCCGTCTGCGTCATGACAACACCCAGCTCTTTCAGGCTCTCCGTTTCGCCGGTGAACACCGATTTCAGCTTTGTGTATGCTTCTTCCTGATCCAGATTGTAGAAGGATGCCACATCACCGGCCAACGTGGTCAGTGACGTGCTCATCTCATAGGCCGCATCCGTTGTGAACCCGAAAGCCTTGGCCATGGCGCCGTAATTACCGGTGAACTGCTTGGCCATTGTCTCCGACAGGCCTACCGTTGTCATGGCATTCTTGGCATATTCGTTCACCTTATCGGACATACTCCCAAAGGTGACATCCACAACGTTCTGAACCTCGGCCAGATCGGAGCCCAGGTCAATACAGGATTTTCCAAATGATATCAGACTCTTTACTGCAAATGCGCTGGCCAGAATACTGCCAATCTTTTTGGCTGCTGATATAATTTTTGATGATGCCCCATCAATGGACGATGTCGTATCATCTGTATCTTTTTTGACACTTTCTTTGGTTGTTCTTGATCCTGTTTTGATACCTCTAAAAGCGTTTTTTATCTTGTCAAGAATGCTAGAGGTATTTTTATTGACCTTCTTTGTTGTAGATGAGCTCTCTCTCTCGATATTGCTCCATGCTTTCTTGAAAGCCTCCTGACTTGACATTCCGGCTTTTTTATATATCGCAGCTATCGAAGCCGCCTTAGAACTTGCATTTCTTTCCGTGTCATTTAAAATAGCATCTATTTCGGCATTTCCAGTTTCGGCGGCTTTAGTTGCTGCCTCTGCGCTTTTCTCGACACTCTCTTTAAAGCTGTTATTGATTTTTTTGCAAGCATTCTCAATGCCTGCTGTTAATTTGCTTCCGTCAAAATTAAGACCAAAGCGCAACTCAGCAACATCATCCTTACCCATAGTATGCCCACCTCCGTCCTTGTAAGACATCGGCACATGGCACTACTTGTCTTGGTTGATCTTTATTTCAAATTCTTTCCTACAGTGCCTTGCCTGGCACTTGATAAATACGCCCCTGCATACTGCGTCCGGGGCGTACTGTACTTTCTGCTCGTGTCCGCAGTGAGGGCATTTCACCTTTTCTTTCATGTCACCCTCCTGCCAGTTGGATGAAGCCCTGCTTGAGCTGCTCCAGAACGTTGTCCAGCTCCTTTTTATCAACAGCAGCAGCCCTCTTTCCAAGCCATTCGTTCCGGATCCTGCGCTGATCCTTGGAAAAATGCTTGATGATATCCTGATCATCCTCTGCCCGTATGGAAACGATCCGCCCAAGGGCCGTATCCGGCCCCAATCCGGACAGCATCTGCTGAAACTCTACCCACGGCATCTCCCGGAGCTCTCTTGAAAGCCGGAGCCCATACTGCGATTGAAACGATGATACGATCAAGTCCCAATCTTCGATCAGGTCGTAGTATGGGCCGTCACTTCCCCCGCAGGCTCATCATCTTCCCCTGCAGCTAAACTCATGGCGGTCTGGACAACCGTCGCAAAGCTTCTAAAGGGGAGCCCCCTGTACAGCTTATCAAAGTTATAATCGCCAAAGAGCAGCTTTCCGGCGCTCACCATATTCTCTACATCATTGGCATTCTCGTCGCTCATCAACCCCATGACCTTGATCATGTTTTCCGCATCGGCATGGATTTCATACTCCTCATCCTTGATCACAATTTTCGGATTTTCAAAATCCAGCTTATCCGTGATATTTACCACTTTTCCCATCTTCATTCTCCTCTCAAAAGAGGCAGGGCAAACGCCCCGCCATCAGTTTACGCCGCCGGTGTTACGGTGGGCTTGCCGTTGCTCATCACCTGGAACTCCAAAGGTGCAACGCCTGTGGAATCGCCGGACCCAACATTGGTCACATTGATGACCGCACCGCCGAACTTCACAACCGTTCCATCCGGGAACGTCCACTGGAAGTCTCTCTCAACATCACGACCATTCTTAAAAGTCAGTCCTGCCACTGCATCATTACCATCGTCGCCCACACTGCGCTTGCCCGTCACTGTGATAGTAACGCCCTTGGCTGTCATAAGGCGGCTTACCCACCCTTCGTTCTCAAAGGGCGTCCACTCCTCCACGCCATTGTCAAAGCTCACGCTGAAGCTCTCACACTGGGCAATATTCTTCATGGATGCCGTTCCTGTCCCTGCTGTATCAATCTGGAACTGATTTTCATAGCAGGGATATACTCCTGTTTTTGTTGCCATGTCTATTCACCTGTCCTTTCTTTGTCATAATAAACCGCCGCCTCGATCACCATCTCATAAACGCCTGCATCATCGGTGCCGACGTCCTGAAGGTCATA